ATCATCCTATGGTGCGATGCTAAAGGGAGCATCAATGGGCATAGACTACAAGAATGGTCGTGCAACAATGGGATCTGTCTTAAAGTCCCCACTCCTTACAAACGTAATAGGTAATGTATTTGGTGGTAAAGCAGGTAATATTGCAGGTACATTACAGACTGTCTTTGGTGGTGGAGGTAGTGGTGAAGGTGGCAAGGCAACCTTCGGGGACATCCTCAAAGGTGGTATTAATATAGCAAGTCAGTTCATGAAACCAGGTAGCAAAGCAGCTAACTGGATGAGTACTCTCGGTGGTCTTGGCATGACAATGTTCGGACCAGGCACTGAGGGAATGACCTTCGGTCAAAGACTTGGACATCTTGGTAGAGATTTCCTTGGCAAGATGGCAAACAATATGGGTGGTCCTCTTGGTAATATCATGGGAACCATGATGGGTGCAGATGGTGGAGGAATGAACCAAGCATTAGGTAATGTTCTCGGTGCATCTGTAGGTGGAGGAGGAGCTGGTGGTCAAGGTGTAGATCAAAAACTTGTAGGTGGTGGACAACAGGCAGTAGTAGAGGCAGGTCGTGGATTCTTGAACCAAGGATACACAGTTTATAATCATAAAAACTTTAAGAATAATAGATGGAGAAAAGGACCTCCTAATAGATCAGGATACGATCCATCTGGTAAACAAAGAAGGGGTAGAGGTGGTTTATATTCTAAGAACCTAGCATTTGATGTCAGTTGGCACGGTAAAGGTGATAAGACATCTAAGTTACAGATGGTTGCTGATCAAGCGTACGGTAATAGAAGAGGATTAAAATTAACTTCTATCATTGGTAACAAGTGGGGTAAATGGATCTTTGGTCGTGATAAGAAGGCACCAGGTTCTCATGGTGTAAGAAATAAGATCCAGTTTGGTTTCGGTGACAATCAGGTTGCAGGGTCAGGCAACATTGGTATGAGTGGAAGTGACCTAGAGCAAATGAAGACTGTCATAGCTCAGGCATCTGGTGGTGATCCAAAACAGATGACAATTATGGCTAGATCCATAATGAATCAGGCAGGTGTAATTGATCAAGGAGCAGGTGCTAACTTCGGTGGTGCACAAACTATGGGTGATATCCTTAGTAAGATTCAAGGTTCATTCAACCCAGACGCTCAACTATCACCTTCTCTATCTAATAAAGCATCAGCAGCGATCTTTAAAGCAAGTGATACTAACTGGATGACTTCTATGTTAGGAGGACAGGGATTCTCTGAACCTCAGACAATGGCACTGTTGAACTCTACAACGTTTAAGAACACTGGAATATACAATAAGGGTGACGACTCATCACAAATAAAATTTGGAGATACAGTCTTTAGTACTGAGGGTAATAAGTTCTTCAATGATTACATGAAGAACACTGATTTAGGTGTAGCAAATGGGGAGAACCCAATGTTCCCTAGCACAAAGGAAACTTCTACTAAAGCATACCAAAAAAATAAAAGAGGTAGTGCGTTCCAATCTAGCACTAACTATGGTGGTGGTCAGACTGGTGCATCATCAGGTAATGCATCATCAGGTAGTATATTAGGCACACCCTCTGGTGGACAACAGAAACAGGGTAATAATCAATCTCAAGAAAGACAAGAAGCGTATGCTCTTAAGAAGGTATATAGTGATAGATCATACGCAAGAGAGCAGATCACAGAGAGAACAAGGAGACTTGTTGCTGAAACTATGGCTGCTGTTGAAGCACATAACGCATCAGTAAGAGCAAACGTTGCAGCTGCAGCATCCGCAGTTGAAAGGTTGAAGTCAGGTGGTGGAGGAATGCGAGGTCTAATGGGTGCTAAGGCATCATTAAATGCTGCCAACTTACAAAGTAATTTCAGTGTCGCTAAGTTTGCCTAATCATGCCAATTAGTAGAAGTAATGTAGGAGAAATTGAATATCGTTTAAGTCTGTATAGAGATGGAGAACGTCTATCAAATACAGAGGGTGCTTTTAACTTGTACAATTTCTGTAGAGGATTTGAAATTCGTGAGAGAATTGATAGGTCTACTATAGAAGCACAGTTTGTCTTTGAGGATGCTGCAGGTATCATCAACATGATGACAGGACATGAGGAATTGAAACTACAAATCACATCCTCTATTATTGACAGGACATATAACTTTAGAATATACTGTGTTCACTCACGTTCTAGGACTAACAATTCTAATGATGCATTCCTAGTGGAGGCATGTTCTACAGAGTTTATAACTAACGAGTCTGTTAGTGTCTTTGGTCAATCAGAAGTAATATTCCAAAATCCAGAAGCAAGTTCTATAGTAGAGAAACTATTAAAGGAAAGAAGATATCTCAACAGTTCAAAGAAGGTATTTACTGAGGATACTATTAATAATCAAAAGTTTACTGCACCTAACTGGAGACCTATGGATACAATCTATTGGTTGGCACAGAGGAGTGTACGAAAGTCTAGAAAGGGTGGAGTATTACAAAATGGATTTTTATTCTATGAGAATGCTTTAGGTTATCATTTTAGATCTGTTGATGGTTTGATTGATGATATTAATGATCAGACATTTGATAAGCAGACTAATAGAATTACAGGTAAACCAAGATGCTACAAGTATCACTACAGTCCTAAGAAAGTTGATAACACTGGTGCTGATGCCTTTACTATCTCTGGTATTACATTCCCAAGAGAGAAGCATCTCTTAGAACTGATGAGGGATGGTAGTTTCTCTGGTTTCTCAGTTGGATTTGATCCTGTAACTCTAGGGTCATCTAAGATGGGTTCTAGTACAGAGTTGACTACAGATGATCCTCACTATGAATTGGATGAGACATGGGATAAGATGTCACACTTAGATGGTAAGAAAACTGTAAACCCATTGACTCAACTAGATCCATCAGTGCATAAGATGGTGTCGAAACCGAGAAGAATTAGGTATTCATTTTTACCAAATCAAACATTCGATCCTAAGTTTATAAACAATCCTCAAGCAAACTATCAAGAGTTGATAGACTTACAGGCATATCAGTTCATGAGACTGGAGTCATTAAAAAATATACAGTTAAAGATTACAATACCTGGTAACCTAGACTTGTATGCAGGTGGTGGAATAGATGTCATCATACCTGCTAACTTTAAATCTGGTAGACAAACACCATTAGACAGGAAATATAGTGGTAGATATTTGATATCGTCAGTGACTCATAACACAACAGGTACAGTTCTCTACACCGAGCTAGACTTACTTAAGGACTCTGTGCTAAGATAAATAATAGTATAGTAACGGAGTTAGCTATGATTGAAACCGAATTTAAAGGTATCGGAGAAAATCCTCAAGCGAAGAGAACTCACGACCTTGACCATGAAGTTTACCTTGATCCTAAAGATGGTAAGGAGCATATTAATCATGGTATGTTAGAGTATACGAAGTCTGAACTAGAAAGTGTTCATGCAGACTATGCAAACTATCATAAAGATGATGTGATAGATCCTAATGAAGGAAGGATCAATGATTGGCACACTAGACATGAAGACAAGCATCTAGAAATTTACTGTGACAATCATCCAGACGCATTTGAGTGTCGTGTTTACGACGACTAGTTCTTTAGTTTGTAATGATTTTTGATGAATATCTGTTAGGACATTGGACTAACAGGTCACAAGCACAATCTAATCCCCATAAAGTTGCCCAGACAGAGGTGATCTGGGCAAAGGAAGGAGATTGGTATACCTCTTTGAATTTTTACAGAGTAGATGGTCCTCACAAACCATATCGTAATAAGAAACACAAGATAGAAATAGTATCAGATAATTATGTCATCATGCAGAACTATAGACTAGATGGTTCTCGACATGAAGAATGTGATATGCATTTTAGATTTGAATCTGAACATTGGAGTGGAAAATTAGACAGCGATAAATGTCGAGGAGAGAAGGGGTACAGGGTTGTGTCAGAAATATATCTCTACGGAGAAAAGTTATTGTCAAGAGACAAGGGATTGAATCAACAGGGCAAGATGGTATGGGGTAGCGAAGAAATGTATAAGTTCGTCCGTATATAATTCGACCTTTGATTCCCATATAAGTCGAAAAAAAATTCGCCAAATTTTTTCGCGTGTAAGGTTTTTTATATTACAAAAAACTGAAGAAAACCTTAAGACACTCGCGTTTGTGTGTATTTCAAGATAAAATAGGAAAGTAAATCAAATTAATGACATGAGTGGAGACACAGGAATGCATGAGCAACCCTTAAAGTTTTACTCCGATCACATGTCTGACGCTAAAAGAATCATTATCGAAAAAACCTATTCTTATCAGAATCAGACTGTGGCTAATTCGGAATTAACCGATGAAGAGTGGATTGAGATGGTTGCCCTAAAACAAGCAATTAGCGAAAACCCCGCATCTGTACATCCTGATAAAATGGAGTATTATACAGAATTGGTGGTAAAGTCTGATGTGATGTATCAGACTAAACCTTGGAGGAAGGGAGGAGCGTTACAGGAATAAATAACTAAAAAACTGCTTAAAAATGAAGCTAGTTGACGGTATACAGAACGAGAATACATCAGGGTTTGTCGGAAAGGACGGTTTCTTTTGGTGGGTTGGTGAAGTTGAGGATAACGAAGATCCGATGGAATTGGGTCGTGTAAAAGTTCGTGTTCTTGGTTATTACACCAATCTACAAGGAGCAACCATTGCAGACCTTCCAACTAGTGCTTTACCTTGGGCAACGGTATTACAACATACCTCTCAGGCAGGTAATGATGGACAAGGAGAATCTACAGGACAGTTGCAAACTGGTGCTATTGTCATGGGTTTCTTCATGGATGGTGAAACTGCTCAAATGCCAATAGTTATTGGTGTTATGAGAGTCAAGAAATCTGAAGATACACGTAAAACACAGTCACTTGCCTTTACAGACCAAATTCCTGAGTTTGGAACAGCACCTAATTCATCTGCTGTTCATCCTGCAGAGAAAAACACTAATAAACCAATACAACCATTAAGACAGAGTACACATAATAGTGTTGCATATCCTGGTCAAACTACTACAGAATCAGGTGGTGATGGATCACCAAAAAACATAGGTATTGATATTCACGGTAGTTCATATAATCCAATAAAACCATTAGACCCTACAATGCCATTTCCTACTGCTAACGGTGTAGGAGGTGCTTGGAAGAGTTTAGAGTATAAAATGTCTTATCTAGTAGAGGATTTAGCACATACTACCTCTAGTTTGGTAAAAATCACAGATGGCAAGTATTTGGACATAGTTGTCGGTAAATATGTAAAAACAGAAGATTTAACAGTAAAAATAGATAATTTCTTGACAGTTATATACTCTCAAGTCATTTCTGCTATGAGACAAGCAACATCTACGTTAGCAACTAGTTTGCAGGTAGAAGCGTTACAGTCAGATGCTACTGGAATACCATTTGCATCATATAACTCAATACACGAAGCAGCAGAGACTATATTAAAGTCATTATGTCTAATAGACGCTAATATTGATACTTACAAGAAAGAACCATTAGATGTAGTCACAAATTACATTTCTGTATGTTTAGGTAACATGCAGACAAAAGAAGAATTAGTAAAACATACAGTTGACGCTGTTATTAAGAGTATAGTTGACGAATCTACTAAAATTGTTAAAAATTTGAGTGATGTAGTAACTACTGTAAAAGATAAGGTAAAAACTACTAATGGATACAATATTATAACTGAGTGGGAGAAAGGAAGTGGTATATTTGAGTTAAGATCAGATTTATTCAGTCAAACTAGTACAAACCTAACTGGTTTAATGAAAATCTTACTAAAGTTCCGTTCTAGTGATTGTAATAGAGTTACTAGTGGAAAAGACCTAATTGGTTGGTTCCCTCTATTTGGTTGCACTCGTTTAACAGGAAAAGACTTAGATAGTATTAATACGATAAGAGGAGATGACTTATTTGGATCTATGTTTAAGGAAGCTGATCCAAACATGACATCTGCTAAAAATTATATTAGTGGTGGTTATGATTTGCATCTAGGAACGCCAGGTCGTAAAGCGGACATTAGCAAGAAAGCAAATGGCACAACTCATACTTCTATAACCTTTAATAATGCTCATCTTTATGAAAAGAAAATAAGAGATGAATTAAGAAAAGCAGTTGATTATGAATCTCTATCAGATGAAGTTGTAGAGGCAAAAGTCTCTGAATATGTTAATGAATCCACTAATCAAGAAGGTGATACTGGTTCTTTAGTGGCAGATCATATATCATATGCAGGAGTACTAACTCAAGAAGTTCATGGTGATGACTGTAAAATTGTAAATAAAGATTATGTTCGTAATATTGAAGGTGATTATCTACTAAAAATAACTGGTAATTGTCATATTGAAGTAGGAGGAGGATTTTACTTAGGTGCAGAGGGAGGAACACATAAACATGCTCTTAGATTTGGATCTGACGTTGATATGAATGTTGTAGGATCTAAATTTGAACTACAAGGGACAGAATGTAAGTTAGGATCAATGTCTACTAAGATTACTGGTAGTATATTTGAAAACTCTTCTTATCAGCAGACTATGAGTGGTATGGAGATTACCATGTCAGCAGAAAACTCTATAGAAATGGTGACACCACATATACTTCAGTTAATTAATATAGAACAAAGTGAGACACCTAAAAAAGTCACAGGTATTAGGACAGTTATCAATGGTGGATATGAGACCATAATCAACCCAGTAGTACTAGAAAACTGGAAAGTGAACCTTTCTTCTACCGCTAGCTTGTATAACAATACCATTAC